TACATGCACAACTCACCGCTCTCTTTGTTTAACACCAAGAAGCCGCCCTTGTCTGTGCCTTCAGCTTCTTCATAACCTGCAAGCTGACCAAGATAACCAAAGGGATCGTCCTGTGCTAAGCGCCCTTCTTTAAACTTGTTAAACGCAAAGCGAGAAGCTGTCTTAACATCAACCACCTCACCGTTAATCTTACAGTCCATGTGTCCAACAATGCCATCAACAGTAACTTCTTTCTGCTCGTCTGTTACTGTGTGTCCTGCCATTCGTACAAGCATCAACACAATCTCTTCAAGCAAGTGACCGTACAAGAACTTAATCTGCGTTGCACCATCAATACCACCACGGCCCTGTGGATCACGTTTTTCATACCATAACTGCCGCGAGGGTTTACCCACGTTAGACATACGCACCGTGAAATTACTGTCGCGTTCTCTGGGTGTAGCCCAAGACATAAGAGCTTCTCGCATCCCTACTAGGGTGTTGTCAATGTCTTCTTCTGTAAGCGGTAGGGGTGTACCGGATGAAAGCTTCTCAAGGTGCGTATAGATGTCGGGTACTAAAGTATCAAGTTTCATGCTGAACATCCTTTATATTTTTAATTATATTTTTTATAGTCTTTAGGTCTGACTTGAACCACTCGTTAACGTGTTTGATTTTAATTTCTTTTAACTTGGTGTGTACTAGCTTCTCAGCTTCTCGTCTATCATTAAAGTATTTAGAATAGGATACCTTGTAATCTCTGAAAGGTGAAGAGGTTTGATAAGCTTTACATCTATCAGTTGCATCAACAGCCATGCCAACTTTATACCATTCAACCCACGCAGGATTAGAGATAATGTAGACATGTCCATCTTGTATACTGTTGTACTCTGCTTTGTGTCTACGTCCCAACAGCTTAGCTAAAAGTTTAGGGCTTGGTTGTTTACCTTCTTTATACTTTTTCTTGACTGTATTTTCTGTTCTTCTTATGTCATAACAATCAATACACTTGTAGTGCTTTTTACCTACAAAAGAAAACCACCAGTTGACAGGCGTTTCCAGTACTATCCCACACTCTATACAATTTTTAATGTGTTTCACTCCAGTTCTCCCCAACTTTGTAAGCCCCATCTAAAGGACAATTTAAATTAAACATGCACCCTGCTTCCTTGAGAGCTTGTACTCCTGCTTTGCCAACGGCTACTGCATCATCAACGTAACATTCAATCTGCCATTCGTCATGTACATTAGCTACAAACTTAGCGTCCCAACCATGCCTAGTTATCTTTTCGTTTAAGATAATTAAGGCTTTCTTCATTACAATTGCTCCTGCTCCTTGCAACAAGGTATTCAAGGCGGCGTGTTCTGAACGCACTGTAAGCTTACGTCCGTCTAACGCTTTAATGAATCCGCTTTTAGCTTCTCTTTGTACTCTGTCTGTAAGCTTTTTAAATGCAGGGAGATTATCAAAGAAGCGTTGTCTAAGTCCTTTCCCAGACGCTCTACCTCGTCCAACCACTGACCCAAGCTTTGCATCTCCTGCTCCGTACAAAAGCGCATAGATGAAAGTCTTTGCCTTATCTCTTGATTCAAGTTCAGCAAGCCCTTGATTAGTGGTGTGTATGTCTCCGTTAAGTATTTCATTAGTATAATCCTTATCGTTTAAATAATGTGCTAACATCCTGAGTTCAAGCTGAGCGGCATCAATACCTACAAGCCTGTGGTTCTCTGGCACTGTCCAACAAGACCGACAGTCCTCACCAAACGGCGATGTACTGCTTGGAATCTGAGCCATGTTAGGATGAGAATGAGTCATGCGAGATGTCACCGCACCGTTAGGATTAACATACCCATGCACTCTACCTGTCTCCATGTTAAGTTCTTTGATCCAACTCTTAGTCTGAGCTAAACGCTTCTGTAACATAAGATACTTAGCAATCATTGCGGCTTGTGGAATACCCTTAACTTTATTTAAAGTTGACTCATCTACAATAGGCTGACCTGTAGGTGTATGCTTCTGAGGCTTCCAACCAAAACGAATTAGGTACTCACCGATTTGTTTACGTGAGCCTAAGTTAAACGGCGTTTCAGTTCTACGTGCAATCGGCTTTCCTTCTATGTCTAAAGATAATCTTTCATGCTCATCTTCGGTAAGCCTTGTACCGTTACCATGTTGGTCGGTTGCTGTCTTAGCTACTGCGCCTGTCGCTGTGTACTTGGGTGATAGTATTTGGGTGGTAACTACAGGCCGGAACTCTTCCTGAACCTCTTGTTCTAAGTCATGTAGTTTAGTTTCAAACATAGCCATCAAGCCCATAACTTTTTGCACATCTAATAAGAAACCGTTTGTGCGCTGTTGGTCTATGATCTTAGCTACTGCATGTTCTATCTGCACTGACTCAGGTGTAAAGCCACGGCTCTCAACCTTCAACGCCTCGTAAACTTTAGTGTTAAGCACGACATCGTTCTTGCAATACTCTAACATCTCAGGTGTATAAGCATCCCAAGCATCATCTTGTTTTCCAAAGTCACCCTTCTTAAAACCTAGGCGGTATCCCCATCCTTCAAGGCCGTGGTTCCCTTCTCGTGTTGGCTTGAATAAGCGTGACAGAACCAAGGTATCAACAATTTTCTTATCAAACAAATCAACACCCGCTATCTTTTTAATGACAGGAATGTCGTAGCCTATTATGTTGTGTCCAATTAGTTTAGTTGCAGAAGATAACATGTCGTAACCTTCTTGCAGTTGGGTGTTGTCAAAGGTGAAGACATCCATAGTGTCTACGTCTTGAGCAACAATACAGAAAACCTTAGTGGGATCTAAGCCGTCTGCTTCTATATCAAATACTAAGTTACTCATATTATATCTCCGTCAAACTGTGATTCATCATAGTCGTCCATCTCTTTAAGTCTGCCTGTCTTACTATCGTACAGTAGATGTGAGGCAACGCCAACATCTCCAGTATACCTAGACTTCAACACCCTGACCTTAGTGGTCGATGCTTCTATCTCGTCTTCGGATTGTTGGTTACGCTCCAGTGCAATCACGCAGTCTGATAACTGAGCAATACTTTGTGAGCCTCTGAGATGATTAAGCCCTGTCTCTATGCCGTTCTCGTGACCTCTGTTGCCCTCTACTCTACGCAAGTGAGACACCAGTATCATACCACAGCCTGTCTCTTCTACCATAGTCCTGAGACGATGCATGATGCCGTCAATAGCTTTACGCTCATCGTTTTCTAATGTAGATAGAACTAACATGTGAAGGTGATCAACTACAATCCATTTACAATCTAGACCGATGATCATATATCGTAGCTTACTGAAGATGTCTTCTAGGTTATTAACACCGTGATGTGCATGAATCCAAACACGACCATCGTTGTCACCCATAAAGACTTTCTTAAAGCAATCGTCTAACTGGTCGTCTGTGTATTGAGCCTTGACACTATCAAGGTGAAGCTTAGCGTTAGCCTCTACTGCCATGATACCTTCAGCAGTACGTGACCAGTTCTCCTCCAGTGCTACAACACCTACGTTATCTTCTGTATTATTAATCAACCAGTGTTCAATCTCTCTGGTTACTGAGGACTTACCCAAGCCTGTTCCACCTGTAAGGGTGACTAACTCACCTGCTCTCATACCTTCTAGCTTAGTATTAAGACCACGCCACGGGTAAGGTATAGCTGTTTTCTTCTCTAGTCTTAGCTGTTGATAGGCTTCAAACTGATCAGATAGATTTAATACACCGGAAGGCGTATAGACTTTAGCATCCCAGAAAGAACTGACGTATGCGGCGTGTCTACCTTGACGCAACATATCGTTAGCGTCTTTGTAGTCCACAGGCAACGTCATTATCTTAGCTTTCTTAGGGGTTAGTAGCTTTGCAATTGCTTGAGCGGCATCCTTGCCCACCTTGTCGTTGTCAAAGTTAATGACAACAGAATCAAATGACTCAAGGTACTCAAGACTATGCTTAACATCAGCAACGCCTCCTTGCGCTCCTGATTTTATAGATACGACAGGCCACTTACTACCCATAAGTTCGTAAGCGGCCATTGCATCGCACTCGCCTTCTGTTAATGTTATAAACTTACCACCCGCTTTGAATAGATTCTCTCCAAACAAGCCAACTTCTTTTGAGCTTCCTGCCCAAGAAAAGTTTTTATTCTGCATACGAATTTTAGTTCCTGCTAACTCGTGTCCATTGTAATACGGGTAATAATGCTTATCAATCTTACCGTTAACTGTAGTCGATCTAACACCGAACTTCTTAGCTGTAGCTAAGCTTATCTTACGGTCAGTCAGTTCGTTAAAAGAAGCGGTAGGGTTGGGTGAAGAGGAGAGCCTTGAACTATTCTCCATCGGGGTCTTCCTTTGATACCCTTTTAAATCCTTTGCGGTATCTGGTTGGTGTACTTCCGCTGTACTATAACTATGAAAATATTTCCTACAAACAAAACAGTAGGCCGACCCATCTGAATTGATGGAAGCCCCGTCAGTAGACCCACATGAATCATCCTGACAGGGTTGGTGCAGTTTAACGAAAGCCATTCGGCTTACTCCTCGGTGGTTTCTACTTCCTCTGTAGACAATGCCTCTTCCGTGAGGTGGTTAGATTTAAGATCAGTCATCAATGCAACTGTCGCGGCTTGCATCAACCCCACAGTCATTGAAGCTTCTCTAAGGTTTTTATTTGCTTCTACTAGGTGGTTTAGAACTGCCCTACCCTCGTCTGAGAGTAGGTCTGATTCATATTCCACGCCATCCATTGTTACTATAGTCATTACAACTCGTCCTCCATTTCACTATCAAGTACGTCAAACTCCGCGCCGTCTGCTGATCCAACTTCTATTAAGCTGAGAACCTGCATAGCTTGAAAGTCTAACCCGTAAAAGGTCTTGCCTTTCCATTCCGATTGCCATTCTTTATACTGAACTTTAACTTCAGAACCGTTACCTATTCTAGCATCTAATGGATTTTTATATGCGTCCACTAATCGTGGAGCAGGTCGTATCATACCATTAGGGCCATTCACTTTGCGTTTGATTACAATCGCAGGGCCTTCATCCATCTCCTTAATACTAAATCCTCGTGATTTAAAATCTTCAGCAGTAACCTCATCAACAACTAGATTAACAGAATACACTGGTTCAAAAGTTGTGTTGGGTGTAGTTGCTGATACCCAGTAAGCTGTACCTTGTAATATTGCCATGTCGCTTTTCCTTTTATTGGTTTTAAAATTGAATGTGGATTGTACCACGGGTAAATAAAATATGCAAACTATTTTTTAAACGCTGTCTGCATTAGCGTATCGTACTCAGTACTATCAATTATAAATTGTATTACAGTTTGCTCCTTAACATTATACATAGCACACGCCCTGCTTAACGGTATCTTACCATCGACTACATCTGTCGCGGCTCTCGCTGTTGCTACTGCGGCAGGGCTAGGACTACCTGAGATACTCTCTGCAAACATTACTTCTTCTCCTCGTCTATCATAAGCTCTGAAATGTATAGCAACTTAATTGCAACTGCAAGCGTCACTGTACCTACAAACAATAATATTATATCGTATATCATACTCCACCTCTTAGTAATAAAACAAAACAAAATGCACATACATAACCTATTGCACACACCACTATAAACCTTATAACTCTTACACCTGCTACTGGTTTCGGCTCTTGCTCTAACACATTATTTTTCATCCATCTCAGAAACCCAAGGCCAGTGTCGCTCAGAAAGTTTATTGCCTTTGTCTTCATCTTCTTTTATCTCCTCTCTATTGTATTTAAATATAGCATCAAAGTTAGAGCTATACTTCTCCGCATTTACTTTGCGTTGCCTGTCTCCTTTACCGCCATGTGTTGCGTTACTCATCCTTCACCTCGTCCTTAATTCTTTTTAATATTAAGCAACCTGTGTCACTAATCTTTAGTTCAAACGTGTCACCAATATCATAACCCTTGGGGATTGACACGCCATCGAACTCAATCCCCTCTTTGTCTACATCAAACAGATAGCCCACATACTTCACGGTTAATCCTCCTGTAAATAAACCTGACCGAATGTTATAACACAGAAAGGAAGACTTAGAACTGTGCCTTCAAACTGTGCTACATCGTAGTTATCAGCGCCGTCTAAGACAACCCACACAGCCCGACTATCTGTAAACTCTAAGTCTAAACCTACGCCATTACGCAGGTTTATACTCAAGCTATAGTTTCCAAAAGTTTTTGTCACACTACGCCGCCTTCATTAAAAATGGATTAGAGCGTACAGCTTTACGTACAACTTGTTGCCTGTCATGTTGTATAGCCGCTATGTTCTGCTCACTTGATTTCCTAACAGCACCAAAGTGTGTTGACCAATCAGTCATAGCATTGTACACAGCCCAGTAGTTAGAGCCAAGTCTTTTCTTATATACATTAGAATATACATTCCACATATAGTTTAGGTTTTCATTACGTCTTGGAAGGCTAGACAGTACAGTGGCAGGATCTAATAAAGTAAAGCCTGTCTCTAGCTTAACGTCCAGTGAATCTGCAAAGAACTTTAAAGCTTCCATTTCTCTGACTTGTGTTTGATTCCACTGCAACCATAGCTCTCTCTCATTGTGGAAAACATCTAACGCCTTATTAATTATACGACCACCCATCTCAATATCTAAAGACCTAGTGTGCTTAGATTTGTACACCGCTACCTCGCCACCAACAAAGACCTGAAGATTAGTGCAAGCAAACTGGGTAGCGGCGGCACTCATCATATGTAACCACGACCCATCATAAGAAGAGATGCAAAGTAAACTTAACGATGCCGTATCTCCATCGGGTGTATCAAAAGTATAAGCAGGAAGTGTGGTTTGAATTGCAATTCTAGAACCATTGTGACTTGTCTGTATGCTTTCTTTAATACCTGTAGTATCAATAGGTGAACGCTCCAAAACATTCCGAAGGTTATCAACTAACTTTCTAGGTTGTGGTGCTGTCCTGCCGTGACCTGCAACACCTAACTCCTCGCCAGTATCAGTACGATAGATAACAGACTTAGAACTACTGTAACATCTCTGAGGTGCTGTGCCTTCATAGCCTTGCTCATCAACAGTATATTTCAAGGGCGCAACAGCAACCTCAAAGTCTGCTGAACCATAACCTTGATCTCTTAACGCTTGTATTGATGTGTTGTTGTTAAACATTGTTTGAATATTATTCATTTTGTTTCTCCAATTGTAAAATTAAATACGAAAGTGCTTGACAACAGTTTTTAAACTGTTAAAATCTATAAAGTTCTTCTAAAATAACTATTAGATATATCTATAAGTATCTTATACAAACTTTAAAGAATGTATACAAACTATAAAACTTTAAAGTAAATAAATAAGAATCAATCCTTATCTGTATAAATTTCATAGTGTGTGTCAATAACTGCACGGGTTTCTACGGGGTAAGTGTTTCTAGACTTTGCATATCTTATAGCATCTTCTGGACTAGAAGCAGGAACTAATATAAGACTACCTACAACTTCAGACACCATAACTTTATAAGTCTGTATTGGTTGTTCAGTATCTATTAGCATAGTGTATCTCCTACCTTTGATTGTAATTCCTTATGCAAGTTGTTAAGCCTTCTATACTCCTTGCTTAGAACCATTGACCCTCGATCACTTAGCTCAACGCAGTTTAAATCGTCAAGGATCTGTTCTAAGGCCGAAGAGACTAATTCAAATAAAGTTTCATTATCTTTCATCTTGTATACTCCTTATAGTTTGGATCAATTGTTGTTAGTTGCTGTCGCAACCAGTGCATTGATAGCTGTTCACACCTCCCTTCTAAGTTGCTATCAGGCTTAGAATATTTAAGGGCTAAGAAGTTATTATTTACTTCTACATGACGGAAACGCGCCATCCTACTACACAGAGTTTTAAGCCCTACCTCTGCAACCTGAGAGTATTCTTTTAAACTGTAGTAAGTACCAGTATGAATCTCAGGGTGTTCTCCTACAAACTTAAATGTTTTTATGTTCATTGCTATCTCCTATATAAGTTATTATATAAAATGTACCGCCACGCTGTCCAATCTTATGTGCATCTTCTATGGTATCAGCGTACTGAGTACAGCCCATCTCATGCCAATCAATAGCCCACATATTATCTCTCCACTGTTATTTTAAAGTCTGTTGCATTTATCTCAGCTATTACTGCATCCACTACCTTAGTTTGTATAGCATCGTCAATCATAACTTCGATTGCATATGAATC